TTCAGATACCTATTTATATTCATTAGTATCAGATAACTATAATAAACAATTAATGCAATTTATAAGAACTGCTCATGAAGTGGATAAAAAAGATGATTCATTTAAAGATATAGAATATGATGTAAAAAGAAGACAAACATCAAATGCTATTTTGAATATTTTACAATCTGATAATATCATATTAATGATATCAGAAAACAATTTACCACTACCTAAAACATTTAAAGTTATAACTGCTACAGATATAAGAACTGGTGAAATTAAAAAGAAAAAAGTATTTATAGATGTGACTGGTATAATATATAATAATGATGGGGTATATAAATGTAATTCTAGAAATGTAGATATATTATTATCGTATTTAGTAAATGGAGCTGCACAATTTATATATTATGCTGATCCTAAGAGAATAATAATGGATAGAAATATGATAAATGAAGGAGCTTGGTGTTTCTCTGTATTGTTTACTTATGTAATAGATTATTTAGTAAAGATATCTGTTAATGGTAATATGAGAAATCAAATTATGTATATATCTTCTGTATATTATTTAAAAACTATATTAAATAAAGATTTAACTGATAGTCATTTTAAATTATGTAAAGATATATCTGGATTATCTGATAGAGAAATAGAATTATTAGGAATAAAATTTGAAGAAGAGAATTACACCAATATAAAAACATTTATACATGGAATATCGGAACTATGTATAAATGAAAAAATTACATTAGATGTAATAGTAAACAAGTGGATATATCTTTATGGTCAAGGAACACAATTTGCATTAGAATTATTCCCTGCTTTTGCTAATATGATTACTAATGCATATAATGGTCAATTCTTGAATAATCAATCTGCTATAGAAAAACAATGTGGAACTCATATGGTAACTTTCTCTAAAGGTATATTAAATCTAATAGAATCAGCGACTAAGTAATGAAAGATATTATTGTAGATAGGATCAATAGTTTAAAACACTATACAAAAAATAATATCCAAGAATTATCTAAAGCTAATATACCTTATTTATCTGACATAAAACTAATAGAACAATATAGTTATAGATTAGAAGGAAAAACTTATGTTTGTCCTTCTAACTGTAAGATATTTATGTCAATGAATTTACCATATAGTAGTATACCAAATTCAACTGATAATACTTATTCAATGAGTTTTCTAGAAGCAGTTAACTATAAAGATATATTTCCGATATTATTATTCATAAATGGAAAATTTATAAAATGGTCTGATATAACTTTAATAAAAGATTCGTTTTATTCTTATTTGATAGTAAATGAAATAGATGACTTAGGTGATTCTTATGCAATTAATACTATAACAATACCTGAGATAAGAGCTACTTATACAGAAGATGTAAAAACTGTTAATATAACTAGTGGATGTATTTTCTTTTTTGATAAATTAACAGATTTATATGTATCTTCTCCTGCTATAGATGGTATATATACAACAATATCCATAGATAATACTCTTGATATATCGGTATATAAAAATACAGTCTATTCTAATAATAGATTCTATATACCAGAATCACAAAAGATAGAAAAAGATAGTGTATTTATATTTAATGAAGGTTTATTATATGACCCGAATAAAATTATAGATTATCCTTTAAATATCTTTAATGTAATATCAACGACTAAAACTATGGTTAGAATACTATCATTTTCATATATTAATGGGAATTCAAGTAAAGATAATGACACTTCCATAGTTAATATATCTAATGCTAGAACAAGGTTATTAGCAGAACAAGATTCAGATTTCTTTACAAATATATCAGAAAGATTTAATTTTGATTTCAATAGTAAAGACTCTGAAACAAATATGACAACTGCTTTAAAATATATCATGAATTATAATCCTGTATTAATGAATCAGGTATATAAAGATGCAAGTCATATAAAGTCTATTACATATACTGGAAAAGAAATGATAAATGTTGTAAATTCTAGCGATGGATATATACATCTATCTAGAAAATTATCTGACAATTTTGATTGTTATATGATTATATTCAAGAATGGTTATTTATATGATGATTATAAAAATGCTAGATATAGGAATAATGAATTCTTGTTTAAGATAAACGTTACTTCTACAAATGCTACAGATGTCTTTGAAATATTATATTTCTTAGATATAGATAATAGAATAATGGAAACAAGATTATGGTCTGGTGAAGATGATACTGTAATTTTAGATCCTGATTTTAATCTAGACAATTTAATAATAGCTTCTCCAACTCCACATAATAATTCATTTAATATAGATACAAATAATGATATTGTATATACATTAGATTTTGAAGCTAATAGAGTAACAGATGGGACTGCTAATATTATATTAAAAGATTCTTTCTATTATGATAAATTATTATACTTTGGGTCAAAGAAGCAATTTAGATATTATTGCAAATATAATACAGAGTCTAAAACAATATATGATTTTATATTACCAGATGAATTTAAATTATGTAATAAAAAAGAAGGATATATGATATTTATTAATGGTGTGTATATAGATCAGTCATTATACAGTGTTACAATATCTAATGAAGAAGATCCATTCTATATATTATCTTTATATATGGATATAGGATTGAAAATCAATGATAAATTAGAATTATTTTATATTGGTAATGTATTAAATAAAGTATATGAAAATACTGATAAAATAAATACATCAGGTAACATCATATTAGATTCAAGTAAGTTAAAGTATCCCTTTGATAATGATTTGTATTTAATATTTATAGATGGTAGAAAATCTTTACCATCAGAGATAACCAACATAGATAGTCAAAAACTAAATATTACAACAACATCAAGTAACATTATCAGCAGAGTATCTATAATACAATTTGTTGAAGAAAATGAATTGTTATATTCTTTCTTTAATAATAACTCTGATTTATTATCAACCACAATCGGTAGTTTATCTGATTCAGATTTAACTGCTTTATTTTCATCATCAACTATTTCTGTTGATCTGCCTATTAACAGTTTAGATTTAGATGATAGAATGTTGAGAATAGTAAGAGATTATTGGATGAAAGCATATATAAATAATGGTGATGAAATGCCAATTTCTTTTAATAATTATTATAGTGATAATCAAATTATAGATACTGGTAACTTATCTGATGATTAAATATATAATACATCTTATTTTTCTCCTAAATGTTATTTATAGATAGAGAAGGTACTTAATTTGTACCTTCTTATTTTACCATTAACTAAAATATTGAGGTGATTATATTGAAACAATTTATGCACAGAATTTCTTTAGAAGAAGAAATATATGAAATAAATAAATATAATATAAATACAAGACCTATTTTAAGGGAAATTCATACAGCAGATATTCATTTTGGAGTGAATGGTATAGATCCAAAATTGCAATATGATATATTAGAAGAACAATTTTATAGTAAATTAGATAATATGGAATTTGATATTATATCTATAAATGGAGATTTATTTGATCATAAAGGAATGACTAATTCTTCTATGACTACATATGCGGCTATGAGTGTTTCTAGAATAGTAAATATATGTAAGAAGAAAAATAATAGACCTACTTTTGTAATATTAGATGGTACTGATTCTCATGATGCTGGACAATTATCTTTATTTTACCATTATCTAAAAGATCCAGATATTGATATTAGAATAGTAAGAAAATTACAGTTTGAATATATTAAAGGTGCAAAAATTTTATGTATACCAGAAATGTATAATATGGGAGAAGAATATTATAATCATTTTTTAAAACATAGTGGATTATATGATGGAGTATTCATGCATGGAATGATAAAAGGTGCTGTACATCAACAAGGTAGCGATGGATTAAATACGTATAAAGCACCTACATTTAGTATACAAGATTTTAATAATTGTTTAGGACCAATTATATCAGGTCATGTACATATTCCAGGATGCTTTAATAAGTATATGTATTATTCAGGTAGTCCTCTCAGATTTAGACATGGGGAAGAAGAGGAGAAAGGTTTTTTAATATTACTTCATAATTTAAATGATCAGTCACATTATGTTCATTTTGAACCAATCAAGTCATTTGTGTATAAAACTATATATTTGGATGACATTATAAATCAAGAACTAAAACTAATTTCTGATTTTATATTAGATATGAAGAATAAAGATATATACAATCTTAGAATAAAATTTAATAAACCATTATCAGATATTGAATTAAATAATTTAGGATTATTGAAATCTTATTTTAGAAATAGAGGGGATATTAATTTTGATTATTCTAGTAAAGAAAAATTAGAAGAACAAAAAATGATGGAAGAATTGAATAATAAACATTCTAAGTATGATTTTATATTTGATGATAAATTAACACCAGAACAAATATTTATAATGTATGTAAATACAAATGAAGAAAGTGAGTTTATTACTTTAGAAGAGTTTCAAAATATACTAGATGATAAATTTTAAATAATTAGATTTTAATCCTTATATTACATATTTGGGAGGCTTAAAATAATTTATATTTAATATATTCAAAACATAAAAGTACTTTAGATTGTTTATGGAGGTATGGGGATGAATGTAGCAAGAAGACAGAAATATATGAATAATGGTAGTAGAACTGTTTCTTTTACTAAGAAAAAGGTGGAAATAGTCTTTGATATAAAATTATTAGATTTAATGTGTGCTTTTGTTTTATCTGAAAATAGAAGTATAAAGAAATCACAATTATTAAATATGAGAAATTTATTTGAATGTATAGATTTAGAAATATATAGAGCTGATATAGAAAAGAAAAAAAGAATAGATTTCATTAGAAAAGCATTAGAGGGTAGATTGTTAAAGAATTTAAAAGAACATACGTTAATATTACAATATGTCAATGGAGGGTTTTTAGATACTAATAATTTAGGTGTTGATATAGCTTCTTTGACTCTACTTAATTCAGATGAATTAAATTACATAAATGAGACAGTATCTGGAGCTTTAAAATATACTTTTATATATAATGATGTAGATAAATTATATGATGTATTAACAAGATTTAAAGCAGCTGATTATGTATCTAAACAATTTATAGTATCAGAAGTAGAAGGTCTAGTTGTAGATATGCAAAATAAATTCAGAAGAGTTAGAGCTGATACTTCTAGTGAATTAGAATTTAGATTGAATCCAGAAGTATTTGAAGATTCATTTAGAGATATATTTGATAAATTAACTAATCCATCTGCTAAATTATTAACTGGATGGCAAGGATTTAATGAATTGCTTGGAGGTGGATTTTTTGGAACTAGATTATATATGTTATTGGGACTTACTGGAGGAGGTAAGTCTTTAACTTTACTAGATATATGTCTACAATTAAAAAGATATAATAAAAACTTTAAGTGTAAAGATCCATCTAAACGTCCATGTATTGTATATCTTACAATGGAAAATACTGTTGAAGAAACAGTTGAAAGATTATTTGAAATGTGTACAGGTAGAGATATTCTAGGATTATCTTTTGAAGAAGCATTGAATTTATTAGTCACAGAAGGTGAATTATGTCTATCTGATGATAATCCAATAGATATAATAATTAAATATAAACCAAATCAATCTATTGATACTGGTTATTTTTATGAAATAACAGAAGATTTAGAAGATGAAGGAATGGAAGTTATAGCATTTATACAAGATCATATTGGAAGAATTCGTTCTACTATGAATTTACAAGACACAAGATTAGAATTAGGACAAAATGCTAATGAAATGAAAACATTTGCTCAAATAAAACAAATTCCATTTATAACTAATTTCCATTTAAATAGAGATGCAGCCGCTAAAATAGATGAAGCTACTAATTGTAATAAGTCAGATTTAATTAGATTATTAGGAAGATCTAATGTTGCTGAATCACAAGTTATGATTAATAATGTAGATGGTTGCTTTATGATAAATCAAGAATTTGATATTAATGGTAACAAATGGTTAGGTCTTATGAGAACAAAGAAAAGGTATAAGGCTTCTAATAGAGCAGTTATATTTATGCCATATATGGGACCAGAATCCCCTAAACTATTAGAAGATTATTATTCTCATGTACCAGTATTTAGAGATTCATTAAGAGAAAATGTTATTACTATGAATCCTAATCAACAACAAAAATCATCTAAAACTAAATTACCTCCAAATCCATATAGTGGTAATATTAAATCTATAGATGAAGTTATTGGACAGCAAAATAGGTTTGATTCATTTAATAAGACTGAAGTTAATATCTTTGATATAGAAAAATTAGCAGATAGTACATGTGGTTATAGGCCTGATTTGGTAAATAAAGAACCTAAAAATTTGAAAAAATTTATGACTAGAGTATCAGCATAACACTGATACTCAATTTTATGAAGATATACTATTTTTATTTGCTGTTAAAGTATTCTGATTTGATTTATATATTTCAGATAGTATTTCTGATAAGGTGTCTGGTGATATAAATTTTATAATTTTCTTTTTAAATTGTTTTACATCATACATATTATTTACGAACAGAATTATATAATCTAATTCACAAGTACCATAATAATCATATGATAATAATTGTGGAGATTGATAGTATTTATCAAATTCATCATTAGATAACTTTATAGTTTTAACAGCAGTTAATATTTCTTTTTTATAATCATCTAATATATTATGTGTAATCATATACGTATGATTTACTAATTCATATATAGATAATACATCATATGATATTTCAGAAGATGGTTTAGCATTAATAAAATCTTCTAGAGTATATGTCTTATCTGGGGATGTACTCATATTTATAACCTCCTTAATACAATAGGTTGATCTAAATCTCCACCTAGAAACGATATTGCAAATTTGTCACCTTTAGAACCTACAAGTTTATGATCATGTATTGTTACATTTTCAGTAGCAGCCATATATTTGGGAATTAATACTGATATATAATTTGTACTTGTACATTTATTACTTATATTACTAAAATAACTTTTATCCTTATTCATAATATTACTAATATTGATTTTATTTTTTATTGAAACAATATTATCTTTATCTAATAAGGGATGTAATGTAGGTATGGATACTTTGACTTTATAACCATATATAAAGTCTTCTAAAGCAATACATGTTTCTATTGTGGATGTAGTAGTTTCAACAGTGTTTACCATAAATTTACACTTCCTTAAACTTATTATTACTAATTACTTAAATGTTTAAAAACGAAAGG